CATGGGCCATTAGCTCAGTTGGTTAGAGCTACCGGCTCATAACCGGTTGGTCCGGGGTTCGAGCCCCTGATGGCCCACCATTGGAGTATTATCCGAACCGCATTTCCTACATCGTGAGGAAAAAGGTTTTGATAGTACGAGTAAAAATGCCGAGCAGATAGTCTGCCCGGCATTTTTTCTTATGTTATATTATTCTTTCGGCTCGTTTTCGGCATCGGGAGGTTTGGTCGTATTCTCCGAGGTCTTAACAACGAGTGTGCCATCTTCTGCGGATTTCATCAACTGTTTGAGTACCTGATTAGAACCCGTAGCTGCGAGGCCCGATACACCGCCCGACACGATAGCAACCATAATCGAGGTCGCACCGATGAACTCGGGTGTGATGTAAAACATAGCCACGCCGATGAGCATACCGATACCGCACGAAATGAGCGGATACCATCTGCCATCGATTTTGGTGGACTTGATGGCGGTGATTGCAATGTAGCAGATCACCACGATGAGGGGGATAGTAGAGTAGTTCAACATAGGATTTTCTCTCCTTATTATTATATTACGGGATTAGAGTCTCCCGCAGACTTACAGTTTGGTAATACGGGTTTGACCGTGAGCGGTTTGGTTGAGGTGTTTTTCAAGCCGATCGTGTGCTTTCGTAACCTCCCCGTTGCAATGGAGTTGTTTGAGACCATCGAGGGCGGCAAGCATTGCATACGAGAGTACGCATAACTCATCCTTGATAGCCTGAACATCTGCCTTTTCCTGCTCCTTTGTCGCAGCCATATCCTCATCGTGCTTTTTCTTTAATGCAACGATGTCATCGGACTGCTTATTTTGATTGAGAACCCACTTGATAATGGCTACCGCTACGCCACCGATGGTGAGGATAGCGGTAACGACACTACCAAGGATGATGAGAGTGTTCGCCATTAGTCGATGACCTCCCACCCGTAAACACCGGGTTGCCATACATTGTTATCAGCCGTGGAAACCCAATGCTGACCGTTGTAGGACACCTTGTCTCCGAGCATATACGCATCGTGAGAACCGATAGGCTGAGACCACTCAGGGAACTCCTCGGTGGGGTCTCCGACCTTTGCCCAAAGCGAGGGGGTTACATCGGGAGACCAGTCCTCCTGCGAGGTGTGTGCCTGAACACACTTATACAAGAGGTCATTGTGCTGACGGAGAACGCCTACGGGATAGGCTACGCCGACTGCCCAAGGGGAGAACAGATCGGTATGCTCCGTTGCAGTAATCTCATCGATATTACCACTCTCAGCAAGGGTTACAAACGCAATAGAGGTCGCAACCTCCACGCTACTCTGACGGGCGTTGAGAGCATCGTTCTCAGTACGCATCCTCGCCATCTGCTTTTGCTTATCGAGATAATTGAACATTATTCGTTCCTCCATAAAGATTTATAGTATTCTTCCATCCGTAAAATCAGATGGTAGGTATCACCGTATCGGGCGTGAGATTTCCAACTCTCAAAGCACTTATCGACATCCTCCTTTGTCAAATACCCCGCTTTCGCCCTCTCCACCAACTTTCGTAATTTCCTACGCTCCCGAGAGACTTTCTCAGGGAGCATTTTCTTTACGACTTTGCCGGTCAGAGTGAGACGAAAACTGAACCCGAGAAAGCGGATGGGTTGAGTAATCGGAAAGAGTTGGGTTTTCTTTTTGCTGAGGGTGAGACCCAGTTTCACAATGCGAGATTCTATTTTGGCTCGACATTCTTCGAGGTACTGCTTATCGGGATGTATGAGGATGAAATCATCCATATACCGAATGTAGCCTTTGATGTGGAGCTGCTCTTTTATGTAATGGTCGAGGTCATCGAGAACTGCCAGTTCGACTAACTGAGTAACCTGAGAACCGAGTCCCATACCAATCGTGGGGTCAACGCCTTGATTGAAACTCTTGACGATTTCAGCGGCCCTATCCATTGCCCAATCATCGGGTATTCTGTGGCATAGAGCCTCGATAGCCGTACTGTGAGGGGTACTCCCGAAATAGTTCGACAGATCACATTTGAGAACATAGCCATCAAGTCCATATTTCCGATAGTGGCGTTGGAGATGGCAAACCAAACGGTCTCTCGCAAAAGTTGTGCCTTTGTTGTACTGACAAGCACAGTTGTCATAGATAAAAGATTTTGCTACGGTGTGATAGAGGTAGTTATCGCACAAACTCCTCTGAAACACTCTATCCTTGATACGGGTACTCACGATGTCTCGCTCTTTCGGCTCGTACACCTTGAACTGCGTATAGGGACTGATGGCGTAAGAACCATCCTCCAAGGACTGTTTGAGTTTATAGCAATTCACCAAACCGTTCTTGACGAACCCTGCTACGCTATCTTTCCACATAACATTGCTCTTGCACTTACGCATTGCACGGTAGAGGTTTCCGAAATCACATACCGTAGATTGGATTTCAGTAGGTGTGTTCATAAATATTTAGCCGCCGTGAATAGTGATACTTACTACTGGGAGTAAACCACATCGGCGTTCCTTGTTTACCCTCTTTTCGTAGTGAAATTGGGTTGGGTTAGCAGTTCCTTGTGTGATAGCGTTGATTTCTGCTGACAAGTCAGCCTACTTTAATACGAGCAAAACTCACAATCGGGGACAACGCCGTTCGCATTGTTGGCATTGTTGTTGTTGAGAACACCCGAGGTATTGACATTACGGACATTGTTGGCGTTAGTCGGGTTCGGGGAGCGAGTAACTCTTACAACTGCTAACCCAATATTCAATTAAAGGTTTTTATACCTTTCAATATCGGAATTTCGCCATTTGCGAATCATAGCCTGAACCTCGATAACGAGGCCAGTCCAGTATTCCATCTTTCCGCTCTCGATGCCGAATGTGCGGTAGGCAATATCCATCATACTGAGGAGAGAATATGTAGCAACCAAAGCCTTGGTTTGATACTGTTTTCTCAACAGAAAATCGGAGTTATCGGACACGAAAACAGAGTTTGCCATATTTGCATTGTTGTTGATTTCAAGAGCTGCATCCACGATCTTGTTCGTGATGCACCACCGATAGTGTTTCGGGAAATTCTTTTCGTTACTGCAAATACGGATGGTATGAGTAGCCAACTCGTTGGCTTTCGTGATGACCGCCAGTTTGGGTTCACCACGCTTAGACTTGGGTACTGACATATTTCTCTCCTTTACCGCACCTAACGGTGCGGATTATATGATGTTAGATAATGCAGCAAGCGGGGACAACGCCGTACGCATGGTAGGCACCGTCGTTGCTGAGAACACCCGAGGTACTGACAACACGGACACTGAGGGCGCCAGTCGGGTCCGGGGAGCGTAACCACCAATAACGGGCGGTTGAACCCTCGTACTTGATACGATCGGCATCGGATGCACCAACCCAGTACGCCAACTGACTGCCCTCGGCAATACCGTTATTGTTACTGCCAAAGATTTCGGTCATCGACTGCAACCACACCTTATCGTGGGTGATGTCGTAAGTCGCATCGTCAACCTTATCGCAGTCGCAGAGAGCGGTCTTAACCTCGATTTCACCGAGTACCGCCACGAACTCAGGGTCGAGTCCGTTAAGGAATCCTGCGAGTTTTGCACCGCCGGGGACTCTGTCAAATACCGTTGCGGGTTTCCACCAGTTGCTTACGGTTGTGGTGTCGGATGAGGGTACTGCCTCGGCATCAGAGTTGAGCCATTGACGGTACACAGAATCACGCCATCTGTTCGAACCATAAGCGTTTCTCTCGGTGAAATTACGCTTACCACCGTTGGCGGTATCTGCCTCGGTGTGATAGGTCAAACTCCTTGCGGTGAAAGTACCGAGGTCAGTACAAGCGGTCGTACCATCCCATACCTTTACCGCTACGCTCTTTTCAACCTCGGCTCTTTGAGGTCTTACGCCGTAGGTAGTGATGTAGTTACCGATAACATCACCCTGAGCGTAGGATGCCTTATAGCCACCGATGTTCGTATGACGGAAACCACCGTCAGCGGGGATAGCCTGAGTGAGTGTGAACATATAAGTACCATCGTACTGCGTACCGCCACCGTAAACGGCGTGGTCGAGGGTGAACTTATAGTTTCCTGCGGGGAGACCACCCTCGGTGTAGTACATCAACTGGGATGCACAGAACGGGATAGTGCCGTAGGTAAACACATTGTGCAGACCAAGGGCAAGGGAGTGAGAGAGATACTTGTTCGAGGGAGTGTGCTTGTCGAAATCGAGGATGTCAAAGGTAAGGGTCTTTTCGTTCCTCGTGGTTTCGAGTTGGTCAGCCACCGCCATAGCCTTGCTATGAAGATTCTGACGAACCAAACCCTGCACATCTGCCCAGTTCTTGATGGAAATTCCACCCTGCTGAGATGCAATAGATGCCAGTAAGATATTCATCGTGTCAAACTGGTCTTTGTTGGGAAAAATGTTTTGCATAATTGCCTCCTTTTTATTCAACTACCTCGGTGAGTTCAATCCCCGGATAGCCGTTTTCAACGAAAAGTTTGTAGGTGTACTGCTTACCCTCGTCTCGATCTTCGAGGGAGACTTGACCGACCACATCTAACGCAGCTTGCGTAGCCGCCTCGGTCTTTTCGATGGCGTTAGCGGTGTTGGTCTGCCTGAGAGTTTCCGCAGCTTGACGAGCCTCCTCGTTCGCCTTACGAGTGTCCTCTGCGGATGCTCTTTCGGTTTCTGCATCGGCTCTCGCCTTTTCCGCAGTACCACGGGAGGTTTCCGCAGATTTTCGAGAGGTCTCGTTAGATTTACGGGTTGTCTCGTTACTCTGACGAGTGGTTTCGTTGCTGATACGGGTGTTTTCGTTAGCCACACGCTCAGCCTCGGCAGTCTTACACTCCGCAACCTCGCTAAGGAGCGAAACGAGCAGATCGTAATTCTCATCGTCTGCGATTTCGTCTCCCGAGTAGGTTGCCTCCTCAACGGCGAGAATGAACATCGTGGAGGTAAGTTTGCTCTCCTCGGCGTTGACCACCGAGATGTCGCACTTGACCTCACCATCGAGTTCAAGCATCCATTGGGTGAGCGGTACAGTAACCGTGCCATCACCATTCGCCGTACCGAGGAACGAACTGGACTGCCCATCCTCTCTCAGAGCATTGATGACAACCGTTGCCGTTGCGGGAACAGTCAGCACATCTCCGAGGTTTGTGAGAGTTACTTTCAGGAATCGAGAGTTGGTGTCGAACTGCTTGGCTACAATAGCCGAGAACACATTTCGTTTGGCTACATCAACGCTGATTTCTCTTGTAATGACCATAGGTTATTCCTCCTTTTTAATTTGATTTTCGTACTCTGTGAGTTGCCTACGGTACACGATTTCAGCGTTCGTCTTTTCGTCTCTCGCTCCATCCTTTACCTGATAAAGCACCTCGGTAATAATCCCATCCAAAAGGAAATACGGGATATTGTGTTTCTTGGCGGCGGTACTCACCGCCAAGAAAATTTCTTCTTTTGCATCCTCATACTCCAACCGAAAAGGTCGAGCGGGAGGAATAGGTTTAGTTTTATCTGCCATAATGGTTCTCCTTAGATCGTGATAGTTCCACCGCCGGGGGTTACTGTACCTCCGCTGCTCGTGCCGAACTCCGATGCCACATAAATGGTTGCACTATTGTCGTAGTCCGAACCCGCTTTCAGCACAAACTGAATACCCGCAGGAGTAAGAGCGGTAAAAAGATAGCCGGTAGCATCTCGATAGTCCGTTCCCGTGGTAGTCCAGTTGTAAGTACCATAAACACCCGTTTGACAACGCATATAACCGTCAGCACCGATATACCAACATCCGATCTGCCCCGTGCTTGCCACGATATGACCCGAAATGTCGGCATCGTCTGCGACTAACTTACCAGTAAAGGTAATATCGGAGGAAACCGTTCCCGCCTTGATGTAAGCTGCGTTGATATACAGTTTGTTATTGAGTGCGGTAAAGCACCCGTACATCGTGCCGTTGCTCGTAAGAGCGTTGAACACATTCTCATCGGTAACACTTGCATCCGAGCCGTTCGTGCCGTTAGCACCATATTTCGCCCAAATAACGGGTGTTGACCAAGAGCCGTAAGAACCATCGGTAACGGTGCATTGAGAGATAAACTCGTACTTGTAGGTCGAGGTTACGCCGGTCGGAGTAAGAGACCAACCCGAGGGTACGGTGCCGCCCGAATACGAGGGGGTACTGGGAGCAGTTGATGTGGTCTTGCGGTAATAGAGGTACACGATCTGAATTGTGCTACCATCAGCACCGTCAGAGCCATCAGCACCGTCTGTACCGTTCGTTCCGTTCGTGCCATTGATACCACGAACCATAATGGCATCCCCCCAAGTCTTACCACCATCGTAGGTGAACGATGCGAAATAATCGGAGGAGGAATAGGTCTTGTGCCACGCTGACGAGCTGCTTGCGGGGAACGATGACCAGTCGGTATTATCACTCGGTTTGGTAAGAGCCGTTCGAGCATACACTACCTGAGTAGGACTTGCTCCCGTACCCCAAGTGATGTTACCGTTGAGGGTTACATTGCCCGCAGAATCGACCTTGAAATTATCGTTGATGTTGATAGTACCGCCCTTGATGTCTCCCGCAAACTCTCCGCTCTCTGCGTGAAGATAACCCGCCGCAGTAACATAGAATTTGCCCGCACCGAGACCGATGCCTTGGGGACTAAGGAACACACCATCTTTCGCATCATCGTAGGCAGTCTTGCCGTGTCCGATATGATGCTCGTCAATGTCGAACCCGCCGATTGCACCGACCTTAATCTTTTCAGCCGTGATACACTCTGCATCGAGGAGGTCGGTTTGGATTTTGAAAGCGGAGATGGCGTTGTAAACTGCGTTGCCCTCCTTGGTGTAACCATACTGCCAAGTCGGGTTTCCATCGTTCCAACACCCCTCGCCCGTAGTCCAAGCGTAGCCGTTGGCGTTTCGGGTGTAGATTGCCGTACTCTCTGCGAGAGTAGGTTTATCGTGATAGTAACAAAGGATAGATTTGTCTTTCAGTTCCACACGGGTCTCATACAGACCGAGGGAGTTCGCAATGGTCTCGTTGAGGTCTAAAACCGCTTGCTGACGAGAGGTAATCTCTCGGCTGACATCTTTCCTCATACGGCTGATAATCGTCTTTTCTTGGGCAGTCAGAGGGCCTGCGGTAGCGTAACTGAGGTCTGTCTCGGTTTCGCCCTTAGCCTCCAATGCCGTAGAACAGTTGAGGGAGAACGAGTAGTTTGTGAGGATGGTATTGATGACATCACCGTTAGCATCCTCCCACTCGATCATATCCATCGGAAACAGATGCGGGAGCGGTTTCGTGTTACAAGAGAATGTGCGATAGGTGAGGTTACCAACTGCCAAGTAGATATTTCGGAGGATTTCCTCGTGGTTCTCTTGAATCAGTTTGTTACCCTCGATAACGAGCGTGTAGGTGTCCTCACCGCAAAGGTAGGTCGTTTCCTCATCGGTAATGAGTTCGACACCCGTGATGGTGATATTGCTCTCTGCGAGGTCTGAGGGTACATATCGGGTCGAGGGAGCAAGTCTTGTGGGGTTCGAGGTTTTATACCATTCGAGCCTTAACTTGCCCTCCCAGTCGATGTAGGCACAAGTACCCGTAATCTGTGCAATCCATTGGAGGAGAGTTCGGTAGGTGAGACCATCCTCCTCGGGCAAAGCAGGGATATTCTGATTGATGTTCGGGAGCGTAGAGATGTCCGTTGCGAGAGCGATATTGCACTTGGTACAGATCGTACCGAGCAACGCTCCTACGGTTGTCGGGAACACCAATTCCTCTGCTGACACAGTTTTCGCAAAGTGCATCATACGGTCAAGAGCTGCGAGAGTGATGGTCTGCATTTTTCTCGGAGAGTTATCTACGGTGAAATACCCCATCGGGATATAATGCAAAACCGCATTTTCCCATCTACGAGCATCCCACTTTTTGATACCCACCTCGACATACAATTCCGCTCCCTCAAACGAGATAGCATTGAAACGACCGTCTTTGTTATTGAGTACAATATCGACCTCGGAGGAGATAGCCGAACCGAGTTCCAAGGTAGAGCCGGACACACTATATCGGCTAACTCCAAAGCCGTTTTGGGCAATATCGTTCTCAGTCAGTTCAAAGGTCTCATTCTGTCCCGCCACCGTGATACGAACGACCTGACGATATTGGGACAGAAAGAGTTTCAAGATTTCGCTACTGATGGGATATGCCATATCAAACACCCGACCTTTCTATGAGATTGAACGAGACATTTGACCACAATCCCTTAGCTGCGTTGTAGAGCGGAGCGGAACGGTTGCCCACATAAAATTCCGACTCCACATAAGTACCCTCCATAGCATCGAGGTAAGAAACCATAATGTACTCGGGGTTAAAGGCTTTGAGAATCGCAGAGACCTCCTCGGTGGTCAAGTTCTTCCACGAAAGTTCGAGACCTACGACCTGACCGATACGCATTTTATCCATCTTGGTGTCCTCGGTTCTACCCGCATCGGAGGATGAGATGTCCTCCAATTTCCAAGTGTAGGCAGAGGGGCATTTGACAGAATGACCGTCAACCGATCTGATAGGGTTATTTTCGTTTTCCATCAAAAGCACCTCCTTACACGCCTACGGGAATAACTGTTTTTCCGTCTCTACGATTTTTTCTGCGGAAACCATCCACTACATCTCCCGTGCTGACCACGGTAGTAACGGTGGTGTCCTTTTCGAGGAGTTTACGGAGGAGTGTATTTTGCTCACGGAGAATTGCATTTTGCTCAAAGTTCGCATCTGCAACACCCGAGGCAATACCCTCAACGATTTGGTCGTTATTCGCTACCGAGGTCTTACGACCGATAGAGCCGACCATTTCCGCTCCCGCCTCTCTTGCAATGAACATCTGACCCGTGGGGATGCCGTAAGCACCGTCTGCCTTGAACAGACCTTTGAGCCATCCACCGACTGCGGATGCCGCATCTGCGATACCGTTTCCAATATCACTTGCCACATTCGTTACGGTGTTCCAAGTATTGCTTGCCGCCTCTGCGACCGCAGAACCCACGCTCGATGCGGTATCTTTCGCCCAGTCCCAAGCGGTCGATGCGGCGTTGCTGACTGCGTTGCCCACATTCGTTGCCGTGGTAGAGACAAAATCAACCGTAGCATCCCAAGCGTTGCTGACCGCATTTCCGACCGTGCTTGCCGTATCGGAAACCCAATCGGATGCTGCATCCCAAGCGTTGCTGATGGTTTCGCCCACATTTGTAGCCGCATCGGAGACCCACTCCCAAGCGGTACTCGCTCCCGATTTTACACCCTCCCAAACATTGGAAACGGCGTTCGTAATGGGAGTTACGAAATTGTCGGAAATCCAGTTTACGGCAGTCATAAACCACGACTTGATGGTTTCCCATCCTGCGGTCAGTCCGTTGAGGAGACCCTCAATGATGAACCCGCCGATCTCGGCGAATACAGTCGAGGGAGAATGGATGCCGAGAGCATCCTTGAAACCTTGTACGAAACTGCTCACAAAGTTCGTGATTGCTTGCCATACCGTTTGGAGACCCTCCCATATACCATCGATAATTGACTTACCGATGCCATACAACCAATCCCATCCTGCCTGAATAGCGTTCCACAGTTTTTCGGGGATGCTTGCCACGAAATCGATGACAGTCCAAAAAGCGTTGGGTACTGTTTCAGTAAAGAACTGGGGTAAGGTTTGGGTAAAGAATTTCACGAAAGCGGGTTTGATCGTGTTATTCCACCATCCGGGGATTACCTGAGTGAAGAAATTAGGAATAGTCGTACCAAAGAATGTTACGAGTGCGTTCCATACGCCCGAGAAGAAATCGGGCAGAATTTCGGTGAAGAACTTAGACAACGCTCCCGAGACGGTGTTCCACAAATTCGTGAAAAATGTCGGGACTTTCACCGTTACGAAATCGATTGCCCACTTGACTGCCGTACCGAGTGCGTGTCCGAGATTATATCCGAACTGCTTTGCTTTTTCGGGAATACCCTTAAACCAGTTCACGATGGAATCCCACGCTGAGCCGAGCCAAGAAATAAAGTTGCCCCAAAGGTTCGGGATAGTTTCCGTGAAGAAACTGCCGATGGTCTTGCCGACATTAGTACACCACTCTGCGATAGTGTCCCAATGCTGAACGATGAGGATGATAAGGTCGGTGATGAGACCCACCGCCAAACCAATCAACGCTCCGATGCCCGCACCGATCGGGCCGCCACAAGCACCGATGATAGCACCAACACCCGCACCGGCGGCGGTAGCACCCGCACCGATAAGGAAACTGTTGAGCCAGTCGATACCCGCAACAACGGCATCGTAAATACCGACAAAGAAACCTCCGAGACCGACTACGACTGCACCGATAGCCGATGCCAACGAGCCGAAAGCAATAGCGAGACCGCCTACGACAGAACCGCCACCGCCGAGAATTTGGAAAAAGTTTTTCCAGTTCAGACCATTCATCACGGCATCGATACTACCCCAAAGGTCTGCGATAGCACCCTCAACCGTAAGAAGAATACCGCCGAACTTACCCCACGACACATTCAGTTTGAGCGTATCTTTGAGGAATTTCATAAGACGGAGACCTTGGATTGCAACCACGATTTCGGTGATTACGAGGAGGATAGACTGCAAGGTTGACCTTGCACTCTCAGCCTCGTTTTGAATACTATCCATAGGGATGGTTTCAAACATCATCGTGTAGTCGGGGCCGCTCTCGGATTTTCCGAGCGTGTTGATCTCATCGAACCCAGTAAGGGAGCGTTTCGTCTTTTCAACGGCATCCGCATATTCCGTCTGAACTTTGACCGCCTTAGTCCACTCCGATGCTCCCGACATTTTCGCAATAGCAAGGCTGACTGTATTCGATAGTTCAACGAACATATCAACCAAGTATTCGATTGCCGGAGTAAGAGCGGTGATAAGCGGAGCAATCATTGCACCCAGTCCGTTTTTCAGGTATGTAAGGCTCGTGGAAATCGTGTCCATCGATGTCGCAAACGAACCGTTTACCGATTTACTGAACTGGTAGATATTGTTTGTACCCTCTTTGAGGGAGTTGACGATGGTACTCAGCACGAAACGCACGAAACGATAAGCTGCAATTCGCTTTAACGATTTGAAGAACTTACCGAGTTTGGTCGTTCCTTTGCTGACCGCAGTAGATACCTCTTTGAATACACCCACGCCGATCTTGCCGAATGTTGCCCACTTGGAATCACTCTCGGAGAGTTCCTCCAAAAAGGCTCGAAAACTACCACGGGAGTTATCGATTTCCTCGGCGGGCGGGATGACGGT